TCGGCTGCGGTTAGGTCAATAATAATAGGCGCTAAGTCGCCTTGGTCTTCGCTCATCTCTGATCCTCCAATAGATATGTTAGTATCCTCAACTAAATAGTTTGCCAAAAAAGAAAAAAGACCGGAAATTAATCCCGATCTTTTTATAAAACAGTCCTATTGTTTCAAGGTCTGTTTACACTCGGTGCGCCGGTGGATCGGCTAGAGCCCTTTTGGGACTTATTCATCTGCGCTGCTTCCGTTTTAAACTGCTTCTGCAACCGCTTCATGAACCATGTGCGTAGTATAACTGGGAGGTTGTATGCTTCTATGAAGCTCCACCCACCGTGGTATTTGAGCAAGAAAAATTGCTCATATACGTTCTCCATGTAATCACTGCTTAGGCCAAAAAAAGTCCGCTGTAAACGGCACCTCCATTTCCTGCTCATAACCACATGATTCACACGCAAAGTGTTGTCTTAAGTCATAGTTTGGCATTAGCGCTTGATAAGCTCCTCTCAAAAAGCGCGAGTCCGATGCTGGCATCGCATTTACGAACGCATGAATGTGTCCCATCTGAGAGCTACCGTTTACCGCAACGATATACATCCTCATCTGGTCAGTCATGTTTGTGTCGTGTCCTACGATGCTAGCCTTCTTCTTGTCATTCATTGACGCTGTAAGTTTTACCTCATCGGCGCCAGTAAGCATCCGTACTGTAACGGTAACTTCAGACTTTGGCAGAACAATGTTGAACATGCCCGCCTCGCCTTCAGTCACTCGCCCCTCATAATTTTCCGGGTTGAAACTCTCCGTGTTAAATCCCGTCAGGGATCCCTCTTTGAGATCAAACTCAAATGTTGCGGTAGTAGCGCACGCGGGGCAAGTTGTATTAGTAACATATTCTGCACCGTATCCAGAAACGCGGGCTGCAGTTAGGATAGCGTTCTTGTCACCTACAAGAAGATCTTCAATCTTGATCGCCTTGTTAACCATAATGTTCTGTAAAAATCTATTGATAGCCAGACCCTTCTTAAGAAGAGAGCGGGATGTAAGAATATCTTCATCCTTGGCTGTCATAAATTTAATTTCAATGGTATCCTGCTTGTGAAGCGGGTGACCTTCGACATAATAGATCCCGCCGGATGGCAGTTCTACGAATTCTGTTGGGACTACAAAACTTAATCCCGCCTGATTTTGATTTGGGCTGGGGAAAGCATTTCCCTCAACCGCTGACTGAACGGCTGCAGTAGAGTCGCCTGCGTGGACATCTCTAGCTCCAGTTCGTTCGTCGTTGTTACGACCTGACATTAATCCTCCAATAGATTTATGATTATAGTATAGCTTACGCTGTCAGTTGTTTAAAATATTTTATGTAGTTTTCTTTGCGTAGTCATAACGCATCTTAACTGTAATCTCGTTAATATCGTCTGACTCGTAGTCCAAGTCGCCGAAGTTAACTTCCTTAACCCATGCATTCCACAGGGTCCACTCTTCAATCTTAACACCGTCATGATCAATCTGCTGGATGTAGCAGTGATGTAGTGCATTGACCGCTTCAGCCTTTGTGATTGTCTGCTTGGCGAGGTCGGGAGAATCGGGGTATGTATAACCTGCAGCTTCGATCAATGCGATGATGTTTGCAGCAGCATCAGGGTTGACAGGATCTACAAGTGTGAACTCAATCTCATTGAATTCCACGCGACCGGGATAGTAAAATGAATGGTTGATGTAGCTGTGCTTGACCTCACTGATGGTAAACGTAGGTTTGGTAACCTTCTTGATAATCCAAGCAGGAATCGCGTCTGTAGCGCCCACACTTAAAATCCATCTAAACTTTCTTTTGGGCTCGGTTGAAGCCTCATTCCAAAATGGCATTATTAATATCCTCCGAAAATATTCTTTTTATCAGACACTGTTTGTAGTGTGTCTGCCTTACTCTAATAAATAGTAGAACGGAGAGGAAAACCCCTACCGTTCCGCTATTTTATGCTCTAGTCCTCGAACGCTGCGCCAGAGTCGGTGATCACGAAGTCAATAGCGATGAACTCGACTGCCTTAGCAGGCTTCAGGAAGATCTTAGCGTACATAATGTTTCTGTCAATAAGATCTGGGGTGGTTGTAGTTTCATCCAAGATTACCTTGAAGTCCATAAGCCCAAGTCTAGCCCTGATACCGGCTAGGAAGGGGTTAACCTCCCCAACGAATTGATCCCAAGTAGACTGAACGTTCTGGTCGAAGAGCAGGGTTGCTGCCATTCTGGAAATCTCTCTCTTGACGTAAATCATGAGGCGACGAACGTTGATTCGGTCCAGCGCGGACTCGGTTACCTGCAAGGTCTTCTGACCAAAGATAACGATACCTTCTGCTGGGAACTGAGCAACGGGGTTAATGTTAGCGTCGTAAAGATCGTCACGTTCTGCCGAAGTTAGACGTTCCGAGACAGCGATAACCGGTAGCCCACCGCGACCCTCTGACAATCCACCACGGGTGAAGCCGGCAGGAGCAAACCAAAGCTCCTGAGTCTTCTGACCGTAGGACATTGCTCCGAGAGCAAGAATGGAGGGCGGTACCCACACACGCTGTGCAGTCGCCGGGTCAGAAATCTGTACCCAAGGGAAGTAACATGCGCCGTAGCTGGAGTTAAGTCCTCTGTTTCGCATGTTGCTGACTGCGGTGGCGACATTCGCGCCACGACTTTCAGCCGCGTTAGTTGATTCAGTCTTCGGCGTGTATGCATTGCCTAGGTCAATAATCGCCAAGCAGTCTCCGCGAGCCTCTGCCACATTAATCATGTGGTTGGTAAGACCCTCATGGGTCAGACCGGGCATGCAAAGAAGATCCATGTCCACGACCTCTGGGTCGGCACACATATCAACTGCCTTCTTAACTGTGTAGTATGCATAGTTTGTAGTGTCAGCAGCCGTTGAAGAAATTACAACGTTGCTGAAAGGTTCAGACTGAGCGATATCTACACCCTCGTAGCCACCGTAAAGCGGCAACGTGAAGCGGTTTGCACCTGCAGCCAAAACTGCCTTGTAGGATGAGCTAATTGCCGTAACCGAAGTGTTGGCTACGCGTGATCCTGACAAGTAAGTTGACTCTGCAGCCTTGTAGTCGGTCGGTGAAGAGTTATTAATAATGTTGTCCAGCGAGAAGTAGAATGAAACTTCAGTATCTGTGCCGGCAGAAGCATCATACGAACTGAGTCCGTACGGAAGTGGGAATACAACATCGTTCCAGCTTTCTTCAAACAGAATGTCTGAGTCTTCGCGGGTCGAGTCAACACCCCAGTATGCAGCGGCTGCATCGGACAAGCCACCTTGAGAAGCCGAAGCTCTCAGGTATAGTTGCGGGAATTCGAACGAGCCCGTGAATCCGACCTCTCGGTGGGCGGTGCCGTCCGAAGATCCACCTTCGGTTCCATCTGCTGCACCTGTAATGTGTACCAGAATAGTACCAGCCTCAATGGCGTTTAGTGGTGAGCTTCCAGAAAGAGTATCGGTGTCGCGACCGAATACGTTTTGGTACTTGCCGGTGGCAAGACCGTTACCGGGGTTGGTAACCATAGTGGTTCCGCCGTCAGAAGCGACAGCAGAGGTGACGGCGCCTGAGTGAGCCGAGAAGCCAATAAAGCGGGGCGGTCCATAGAATCCGAATGGAAGTAGAAGTTGATCTGCGGTACCATTTTCAATGTCACCATTGATCTCGATACGAACAAACTTAGACATGTTAGCGTGCTCGCCGTACTCTCGGTAGCGGCGCTCAGTATCGCTCCAACTCAGGCGTCTGTCACCGATCATACGACCAATGAAGTTAGCTGAGAAGGGATTTAGGTTACACGCGGAGAAGCGCTCAACAATCTTGACAGAGTTGTCGAGGTCATCAGCCTTACGAATAACAACATCGAACGTTCCGTACTTGTTGTAATCGTTTGGAGAAACCTTAATGTTCTGAAGTGAGATCTTGAGGTTCTTCTGTTCCCACTCACCGGGTGAGAGAGTAACAAAACGGAACAGCTTCTGCATGCTAGCAGCATCGAATGCGGCGTAGTCAGAAGTCAAGTCCTGACCGATAATCCAGCCAGACTTAGCTTCCTTTGCACCCATGGTCATAATACCGGGGGTGTTGGATCCAAGCTTCAGAGGAGCAACGAAAGCATAGTACTCTCCGGTGGAGCCGTCTGAGATATCTGCTGTGCCGGCTTGACCGTCATAGCCAGAAGCCTGCTGACCACACTGCTCAACCAAGTGGCGATCATAGGTCTGCCCAAGGAAGTAAGTTTCAGTGTTCTCAGTAATCTGAGAATTAGTTAACATAGGGTTCGTGTTGAATACGTTCCTAATGTAAGTCGCCGAAGATCTATCAAAGTTGAAAGCTGTTTGGTGCGTAACAATCGAGCCCGTCATAATCTGAGCTGTAAATCCACAATAGTTAGCGCTAGACTCAACCATTACGTTTGAGCCAGAGACTGTAACATCGTCAAGTTTAGTGCCGGCAGCGGTACCCTTAAGTACCAGCTCTCCGCTCTTGAGATACCAGATAGCTGCGAGGGCGCCCTTCTGTGCGGTTGCTCCTGAGCCTGAGTTAGCTATGAACAAACCGTATGCACCACCGTCTGTACCGACAGTGCCTGTTGACCATCCAGCAGTACCAGCAGTAGTGGCATCTTCGTGCTGTTGTCCGACCAAGCGAATGAAGGTCAGTGCGTTTGTGTTGCGAAGCCATGCCTGTGCAGCATATGCCGCGTAGGTTGGTCCGACCTGATTGCCAGAACGCCAAACGTCCTCGCCTTGGCGACCACCGATTGGTGAACCGAACACCTCGATAAAATCTGAAAATGAATTGATCTGGGTCGGTCGCATTGCTGGACCTCTTTCAGAGCGTCCAATGATTACTGGACCGATAGGATCTGCGAGTCGTGGTAGTTGAGAATTATCAATCTCATTGATATACACACCCGGTGAAACGAATTTAAACTTAGTTACTGACATTATGCTT